CTTACCTGATACATTATTAGCAAATAGACTATTCCCTACAGCTTTAAATGATAGAATAGGAGTTATCTCTATCCCATCAGATTTATTTGGGGAATATATAAAACCCGGAACTTTTGAATTAACATACACAGGTTCATTTACTTCAGGAACTATAACCGATGATGAAAATGGAAATCTACTTTCAAATAACAGTAAAGTAGGAGACATAATATATCAGCATGGTATGGTTATACTTACTTCTTTTGGAACATCTATTACAGGAAGTAAATATGGTCCAGGTTTAAATTTAGGGTATGGTTTTTCTCAATATAGTACTAATGGTGCTGAAGAATTAAATGAAATAATTACATCAGATGATATACAAATAGATTTCCAAAGTACAATGACTATATATGAATCACAGTATAAATGTACTTATAACCCAAATGAATTTGTTTATTCTCAAAACCCATCCATCATATCAGGAAGTTGTGACAATAAAGAAGGTAAATTATATGATTTTGCTACAGGATCATATTTTGAACCATACATAACAACAGTAGGATTATATAACAATTCAAACCAATTAGTAGCAGTAGGAAAATTATCCCAACCTCTACAAAGTTCTAATGTTACTGATACTACTGTATTAGTTAACCTAGACCTATAATATTTATAAACATGGCAAAAACATTATCAAAAGCAGGCATATTAACAGGAGCTGACATTTTAGCAGGTCATGTAACACAATCTGTAGATGCTTTAACAGGAATAGAAGCATACGATATAACAATATCTGGATCTACAACTATAAGTGGTTCATTAAACATAACCCCAACCCAAGCCAGTAGTGGAATTAATGTATTAACTGTTGATAGTACTGGGAAAATATTTAAAACAGGTTCTTATAGTGCTGGAGGGGGAGGTCCAACACCAAATTTACAAGAAGTAACAGATCAAGGCAATACAACTACTAATGATATTAAAATAACAGGATCTTTATACCAATCAGGATCTCTTGCATACTTTCAACCAGATGAATTTGCTGTAGATGCTTTAGGTGATACTGTTCTTTCTGTTGGGCAATCAAATACACAAAATGTTAAAATAGGAATATCTACAACTAGTACAGAAGTTAGAAGTCCTCTTACAGCATCCATTATTAGTGCAAGTGGAGATATCCAAGCATTATCTTTTACAGGTGTAGCAGGTACTACAAACAATTTAACATCTTCATATGCTATAACAGCATCACATGCTTTAAATGGTGGTGGTGGTGGAGCTACTTTCCCATTTACAGGATCAGCATTAATAACAGGTTCATTAGGAGTTACAGGATCAATTTCAAACACTCAAGGAAATAATAAAATTACTTTAATAGATGGAGTTATAGATATATCTACACCAACAAACCATTTATATATAGGTGCTGGTGGTGAGTTAACCCAATCATATAGTTCAGGACAGGATAATGTAGCAATTGGTTTAAGAGCAGGGTTTACAACTATTCCTGACCCAGGAACAAAAAACACCTTTATAGGAAACACGGCAGGACAATATAATACAAACACCCCTCAAGCAAATGTTGGTATAGGACATTCAGCTTTATCTAATATCCAGGGAGATAATAATATTGGTATTGGTGTTAGTGGGGTATTAGGTAATGGAGTTTCAGGGGGTAATAATATTGGTATTGGTAGAGCTTCTTTATATGGAATAGCATCTGGAGAACATAACATTAGTATAGGAGATGGAATAGCTGCTTTTAGTGGTATGGATTACCAATTAAAAATAGGTGATGGAAGTATAATAGCCATATCAGCCTCACTTACAACAGGAGATATTATATTCCCAAGTACAGCATCATCAGACTATTTTGTGGGTGATGGTTCACAATTAACGAATCTACCAGCATCATCAGTTTCTACAGCTTCATACACTTCAATTTGGAGTTTAGGAGCAGTAAGTTCCGACCATTATACATTTACAGGCCCAGGTTTAACAGGAGCAGAAAATGACCCAGACATATACTTAACAAGAGGAGAAGTATATAAATTTAATAATGATAATAGTAGTGGAGCTCATCCATTTCAAATCCAAACTATAGGAGGTTCAGCTTATAATGATGGTGTTACTAATAATGGAGGTGCAGGTGGAACTTCAATAGAAATTGATGTTCAATTCGATGCCCCTACTAAATTATTCTACCAATGTACTTCTCATGCCCCCATGCGAGGTATCATATACATTGCTGATGCTATTAATCACTCAGGTTCGTTCTCAGGTTCATTCCAAGGTGATGGTTCACAATTAACAAACCTACCAGGAGGGGGTGGTAGTGTAGGTACATTACAACAAGTAACAAATTCAGGATCAGTTACTACTAATGCTATTACCTCTTCAGGTTTATTTCTAAATAATGGAACAAATATTTCACCAAATAATTTTGGAGTTGGACAATTAAAAATTGCAGGGGCAGGTTATACTTCATATATAGCCATGGACTCTAGTTCTGCGTATCTAGGACATAATTCTTTAGTTAGAGATTTTAGTTTTCAAACAAATGAAATTACTAGATTAACCCTTTTACAAAATGGTAATATTAGCGCAAGTGGAGATATTCAAGCATTATCTTTTACGGGTGTAGCAGGTACTACAAACAACTTAACATCTTCATATGCTATAACAGCATCACATGCTTTAAACATTACCCCAGCATTCCCATTCACAGGAGACGCTCAAATAACAGGATCAATATTAATATCAGGATCTAATCCAAGTATAGAATTTGATAATACTATTATAATAGGTTCTGGATCTGGTGAAAATATAACTACAGGTGTAAATAATATTTTAATAGGTGATAGTGCAGGTAATAATTTATCTACTACAAGTAATAATGTTATAATAGGTAAATATGCTGCAGGGGGCCAATCAGCAGGAGGATCTTCCAATGTTTATGTAGGATATGAAGCTGGATTCAATGGCAATAATGCAAGTTATAATGTTGGTGTAGGGTACCAATCTTTAAAAGGCCTTAGTGATAGTAATGGGTATTATAATGTAGCATTAGGTTATAGAGCAGGGTTAGATGTAAATTCTGGTATTGGAAATGTATTACTTGGGTATAATGCAGGATACAATGTTAGTTCTGGTGATTATAATACTTTAGTAGGTTATCAAAATGCCTATACTTTATCTACTGGAAATTATAATACTTTTTTAGGAACAAATAGTGGTGGTGATGTTACAGGTGATAATAATATTATTATAGGTTATAAACAAGGGAATTCTTTAACAAATGGTGATAATAATATCTTTATAGGATCTGGTAGTGATGGGGCATCTGGCATGGAAAACCAACTCCAAATAGGAATATCTCCAATAGTTACAATATCTGCTTCTCTAGCAACAGGAGATATAATATTTGCAAGCACAGCATCAGCAGATTATTTTGTAGGTGATGGTTCACAATTATCAAATTTACCAGCACCATTCCCATTCACAGGAGATGCTCAAATAACAGGGTCATTATTAATATCAAGTTCTACCTCAGAATCATTATCTATACAAGGTTCAGGTTCAACAATATTTAATGTTCAAGGTTCACAAGGACAATTATTCTCAGTAACAGATGATTTATTAGATGAAGTATTTTCAGTATCAGATATTTCAGGTGATGCATTATTAACAGTATCAGGATCAGGTTTAGTAGAAATCCCAGTAGGAGATTTATCAGGTAGTGCTACAGCTACAGCTTCATATGGTGCTTTTAAGGGGGATGGTTCACAAATATTAAATCTACAAAGACCAATATCAAACTCAGTATCAATTAATTTCACTGCAAGTAATTTAAATTCTGGATATTATTTTAGAGTAGGTGGGAATATAACATGTTCAATACAAACCAATGCAGTTGTACCTTGTGATATAGGATCTGAATTTGATTTTTTCCAAACATCATCAGCAGGAAATTTCCTTTTCTTATCAGGATCAGGAGTCACTTTAAATACTAAAGGTGGGTTTACAAAATTAGATGGACAGTTTGCGGGTGCTACCCTTAAAAAGATAGACACTAATGAATGGGATTTAGTAGGAGATTTAAATTCATAATATGGGAACAGTAGGAATAGGTTTTGGGGTATCTAGTAATGCCATAAACTCTCCTTCTCCAGTTTTAGGAGTAGAAGAACAATTAGGTACTGGAACTAGTTTAGAAGATTCTTATGGCCCTTATAATTTTTATTTTAGATACTCTGTATGGCATGGTTTGTATGTAGCAGCAGAAATAGGAGCCAGTAGAAAACAAATTACAGGTTTTGACGCTTATATGGACTATGATGGTTCAGAATCTAGTATGGAGGATATTATAATTCATGTAGCACATACTACAGAAACTTCATTACCTTCAACATTAAAAACAGACTTAACAACATCCTCAGGTACTTTTGAGTATAAAGATAGAATAACTGTTTACCCCCAATCTAATCTTTCATTTTCAACTTTTAATGGGTGGAAAGCTTTTGATTTTATTACAAATTTTAGTTATAATGGGATTAACAACTTATTAATAACAGTAGAAAAACGTTTAGGAGATTTTGAACTTTCTCGACCTGAATGGAGATATTCAACTCTAGGCACAGGTCCTGGAATACCATCAGCAAATAGAAGTTGGTACTTTGAAAGTGATGCTACTGGAGGTACAGATTATCCTAATCTACCTAAACTGGGAGTTTCAACCATTCTAAGACCAAACATAAAATTAAAATTTTAAAAAATGGACATAAACACAGTAATAACAGAAATAGAAAATACAGGGGCTATTATATTAGAATATAGGGAATCATCCACTTATGTAGAATTTGCCATTACCTCTACTGATTATGATAATTTTAAGCAAGTTTTATTAATAATAGAAACTGACTGTTTACCCGATTACCCCGCAGTACATTCAATATCGTATGCTGCTAATTTATGTAAGTTTAAATCTTACTCAAGTTAAACTAAAATTCATCTATGAATTGGACTTATAACGGAGAGGAAATAACCGATCACACTCAATTTCCAAAAAACACATTTGGTTTTGTCTACAAAATCACACACCTAGCTTCTGGAAAAGCATATGTAGGTAAAAAAGTACTAATACACAATCGCAAAGTTAAAGTCACTAAAAAAGACTTAGCAATGTATGAAGGTGTTAAAGGTAGAAAACCAACCCACAAACGTGTTAGTAAAGAATCAGATTGGAAAACATATTATGGCTCCAACAAGCATCTAAAAGAAGCTATTGAAAAACATGGTGTAGAAGAATTTGAAAGGTATATAATTAAAATTGCCCCAAGTAAAAAACTATTAACTTACTACGAGACACAATATCAATTTATATATCAAGTTTTAGAAAAACCTGAAGAATTTTACAACGATAACATTTTAGGAAAGTTTTTTACAAAAGATTTTGAGAATTAAACTCTCATTCGTATATTACATCACATGGTTAATGAATTACTAGTTAATCTAGTTAATACGGTTTTAGGAACAAGTAAAAGGACTGCAAGAGGTAATCAATCTTACCATTGTCCTTTCTGCAATCACCATAAACCAAAACTAGAAATTAACTTCACTGATAATAAAAAAGGACACAATCCTTGGCATTGCTGGGTTTGTGGTAAAAAAGGTAAAACCATAGGAGGCCTATTTAAATTACTTAAAGCATCATCCGATAAATTTGTAGAATTATCTAAATTAGTTAAAACAGGTAATGAGGTAGAAGAAATTATAGTTGAAAATGTAGTTGAATTACCTAAAGAATTTAAAACAATTCTCACAAACGCAGATTTAACATCAAAACAAGCGCATTCATATTTAAGAAACAGAAATATTTCAGATGATGATATTTTAAAATACAATTTAGGTTATTGCGATTTTGGTAGATATAAAAATATGATTATAATACCGTCATATGATGAAAATGGCACCTTAAACTATTTTACTGGACGTTCATTTGAAAAAGACCCATTTATAAAATACAGAAACCCAGAATGTTCTAGAGATATAATACCGTTTGAGTTATTTATAAACTGGAATTCACCCTTAGTATTATGTGAAGGCCCATTTGATGCTATAGCTATAAAACGAAATGCTATACCTTTATTAGGTAAAAACATACAATCTAACCTATTAAAAAGAATAGTACAATCTACTGTAGAAAAAATTTATATAGCATTAGATACTGATGCTATAAAACAATCATTAAAACATTGCGAATATTTATTAAACCAAGGTAAAGAAGTATACCTTGTTGAATTAGATGGAAAAGATCCAAGTGATTTAGGTTTTTCTTATTTCACTAAACTAATTCAAAACACTGAACCAATAGATCAATACGATCTAATGGAGAAGAAACTATCTCTAATATGAAAAAGAGAAACGTTAAGAAAAAATACAACAGAATACTAGAAATATCTGAAGATGCTAAGCAAATAACCTTACCAGATTCTAGATATTATAGAAGAAATGGTAACTATTACCCATCAATTACATACGTTTTAAGCTGCTACCCAAAGGGTAAATTTTTTCAAGACTGGCTTAAAAAAGTAGGGTACAGTGCTGATTATATTGTTAGAAAAGCAGCAGATGAAGGTACTCAAGTACATGAAATGTGTGAAGATTATCTAAATGGTAAAGAATTAAATTTTTTATCAACAGCAGGTAACCCAATGTATGATCCAATGGTATGGCAAATGTTTTTAAAATTTGTCGATTTTTGGGAAGAATATAAACCAACACTACTAGAAGCTGAAGTACATCTATTCTCAGATGAACTTAAAGTAGCAGGTACATGCGATTTAGTATGTGAAATAGACGATGAACTATGGATTATAGATTTTAAAACATCAAACCACTTACAAACGACTTACGACTTGCAGACCGCTGTTTACGCTAAATGTTATGAAGAGTGTTTTGGGAAAAAAGTAGACAAGCTAGGAGTTCTATGGTTAAAATCATCCAAACGTGGACCTAAAGAAGGTAAAATTCAAGGGAAAGGTTGGGAAATGTACGAATCAAAACGTACACAAGAGGAAAACATAGACATATTCAAAACAGTTAAAACTTTATTTGACCTAGAAAACCCTAAACACTCACCAATATTTACAGAATTTAGAACACAAGTTAAGAAAAGAGACTAATGTGTATATACTTGGTTTCCTGAGGGAGATTTCGTATATTTATACCATATGATTAAATTAGTTGATTTATTAAAAGAAGTTCAAGGTAAACCAAAAGCAATAATTTTAGCAGGAGCTCCTGGAGCAGGAAAGGGTTCTATTTTAAGAGATTTAGATTTGTCTAATTTAAAAACTCTAAATTTAGATGATACAATAGCAGCATTATCCAAAGCAGAAAAATTTACATTAAATCAAAAATCAGCAGATGCTGAAGATAGAAGTAAGTTTATGAAAGCAATGGCTATAGCCACTAAAAAACTAAAAGGTGAACAACTACCACAAACTATAGCAGACCGCGAATCTTTTATATTAGATGGCACGTCGGCATCCAAGAATCAGACAATAAAATTGCTAGATCAGCTAAAACAATCGGGATACGACGTTCTCATGTTATATGTTTACACTGACCTAGAAACGTCATTAAAACGTAACCAAGAAAGATTTGAAAAATCTGAAGGTGAAGACAGAAGTTTACTACCAGGAGCGGTATTAAAAACATGGAAAGATGTTACTGCCAATTTTGATATATATAAAAGTATGTTTAATAATTTTGTTTCTGTAGCCAACACTGGTGATTCTGAAACAATGAAAGATATAGCAAATATTTTAAAAACATATATAGATCCATTTAAGGTTAAAGATGGTAGAGAAAAAACCGAAAAAGAAGAAGCTAGAAGCGAAGCTCAAAAAGCACTTTTAAATAAGGAAGTACAAGATATATTACAATCAGATCAAGTCCAAAATATTATTAATTCTTCAGTATCAAAAGAAGATGCTCAAGGTAAAATAAATGCATTTTTAAAATGAGTGAATTAAGTAATTTTTTAGTAGAAAATATTCTAAATGAATCAACAGAAAAATTAGTAGCTTTATTTGGGGGAGGTTTTAAACCACCAACAAAAGGCCATTTAGAAGTAGTTAATCAAGGTTTAAAAACAAACCCTGAAATTAGTGAAATAAAAATATTAGTAGGTGGGGGAGAAAGAAATGGTTTTACTCAAGACCACTCGGTTAAAATATGGAACTTATATAACGACATAGGCTTTATAGACAAACCAGCTACAATCATACCAGTTACTACGCCTTTTACATATTATAAAAATTACCTTAAAGAAAACCCTGAAGATAAAGTATATATTTTTATAGGATCCAGACCAGGTGAAGAAAAAGATCAATTTGATGTTAAACAACGATCTGAGTTTGTTAAAAAATACAGTGATAATGTCATACCAGTAGAAATAGCTACTGGGGGTGGTGTAAGTGGAACAATGGCAAGAGAATTATTTAAAACCGATTTAGATGGTTTTAGAAATATGTTTCCCGAAAATTTATTAGATCAAGATTTTGAAAAAATAGTAAACATACTTAATAATAAAAAAACAAAAACTAATAAAGTAACAACAGGTAAAACAGAACCACTTAAACCTGTAAACGAAGATATTATAGACAAAACGGATTTTGTACTTACAAGAGGTAAAAAAACGATTTTACAAGCTGAAGATGAAGATTATAATAGAGGCTTAATAGTAGAATTAACTAAAGAAGGTGGATACAAAATGAATTACTGGTATGGTGATGATGC